CATCAGGTGTTACTTCGTCTAAAGCCTGCGGTAACCTTGTCGGTAATAGCTTTGCCATTATCTTCTACCATCAGGCTGTATATACATTCTAGTATATCCTAGTCTCCATTGCACTCCTAGTCTGTTTCCTGTGTCTGCATCATCATCGCTTTGCAGTCTTAACACAGCCTGTCTTGCTCTAGTTCGTACATTCAACTCGTTAGTATTGTTAGAAACATCTTTGGTCACTTTGGTTGATAAACTTTGTGCAGGGAAGTTTCTTGTTTTAATTTGCATATTAATTAAAGGTCCGCCACTAGATGTATTGGTACCATAAAATTTAATATCAGGAATGATTTTGCTAATAAAGGCAAAGTCGTTGCCTTCTTGCAAATCAAAGTCAGAGCTTTCGATAAAGACATTATCCATTGGAGAGCCGTCTGCATCTTCTCCTGTTTCTTGGTTATACAGATAACCATTTTCAGTGGCTAGAGGTGCAACAAATACATCTTCATCAAGCCAAGCGGTTCTAACTAGCTCACCTATGCTCCATGTATTTTCTAAATAGTTATATATAACGTAGCGTGATATCTCGCCTGTGTTATCTTGAGTTGATGGATAAAACCACCAAATCTCGTTGTATTGTTTGTTAGATAACGCAAAACATTTGTACAGTTGTGACAAGTTTAAATTTTCTTGTACATAACTTAAAACAGTGCATTCTAATCTTTGCACGCTACCATTGTAGCGATAGAAACCATCTTCAGCCATCCAATAAACGCCATTTGGTGCATTGATACAGGCATTAGGTGCGATCATGCCAACACCTTGGTTTATTAAATTAACAGCAAATGTTAATGGCGGTCCTACAAACTGTATTGAATATAAAGCTGAGTCAGTCCATACAAGGGTTTCTTGCCTTGATCTTATGCCACCAATGATTTCACTACCAACTGAAAGTCTAACCGATCCTGCTGTGTTTGTTGTTTGTGGCTCCCACTCGGTGATGCTTTCTTGGTCTGAAAAAGCCACTAGCATTGGATCAATGGCTCCTGTTCTAGCTGTACCTGTGTCATTAATTGGATCGGCACCTAAAACAAACACATGTCTATCTGTTTCGGAAACAATGGTTTGTAAGCCTACGGTAGGAGCTAGATTTGCTCCTGATAAAGATGTAATATTAACGGCTCTTACAGATGTGCCACCTGATTGATCCCAGTAAAATACAGGACCCCCTCTTGGGTGCAATATTAAGTCTTCGCCAAAATTATCTGAAGACCATAGCCTTAATTGGTTTGCAAAACCCAAAGAAGCAGCCTCTCCAAAACCTGATTCACCCCAACTATTTACACCCCAACCAGTTGATGATACATAATTGTCTAGCCCAGTGTTAATTTGATAGGCTCCCACCACACTGCTACCTCCGTTACCTGTATCACTTGAGTTTGCTAAAACAGGATCGCCACTTGTATCTTTGGCTTCAATTAAATAAGAGTTAGCATCGACAATGTTTGTTATTTGATATTCTTGATTGAGTACAGTAGCAGTAATGTTGCCACCAAGACTCACTGCTCCTGAAAAAGTAACAAAGTCATGTTGCACCGCACCGTGTGCTGTATCACTTACGGTGATAGTAGCATCACCATCGGTAGCAGAAAATGTTACATCGCCTGCACTTGTTGTTAATCTGATTGGGGTAATATCATAAAAGCTTGAGCCTTCCTGTACATAAGCTTTTAAATTGGTGCCTAGAAATAAGTATTTAGTGCCTGCTATAGAAATCCATGCAAATAAATTTCTGCATGTGCCTAAAAAAGATGAGGTTGTATTTTTTGCCCAACCGCCTATTTTTTCAGCAAAACCTTTTCTGAAACGAACAAGCGAAGAATCGAACCAACCACCTGCGTTTGTGTAATCGGTTCCTTCTCTATCTATTCCTGCTTTAAACTGAAACTTTGCGTATGGCATGTTTCATTGCTATTAAGCGATTCTAATAATAGCTGTACCTGAAGCTGCCGCAGGGAATACAATTGTAAAGTCACCTGCTGTAGAGGTCTTATCTCCACCAAAGTCTATGGTAGCCACCGATGCATTTGTTGCTGAAGAATTGTAAATCATACAACCTCTTGCTGTAATTGTAGCTGTACCAAAAGTTAAATCAGCAAAATCTGTAAAAGCTGTAGTGCCTGAAGATGTTGGATTTACATTGGTTAAGTCAGCACCACCTGATGTGTAATTAGTTCCTGAAGCTTGACCAGTAGTAGTAAAAGCTGTGGTTGTAGCTCCTAAAGTTGCTGATGAAGTATACAGTGCCAATTTAAAGGTGTTGCCTCCACTAGCTTTAAAATTATGCACTCCTTCGAGTAGCTGTTGTTTAAAACTTGTTGTAAGTGTTGATGTAATTGCCATAATTATAGTTTCCTAATTAAATCAGCAGACTCCTTTTGACCTGCTTTTTCTAATTTGTTATTAATGGTAATCCTATCAGATTTTATAGCATTTTGCATATATTGTTCTATGACTTTTTCAATATTGTTTTTAAATTGATTTACTTGTTTTTTTACGTCATCAGGAGCATCTTCACTTACGGCAACTATTCTTTCTACACACCTTTTAGCCCAAAATTCTACTGGATGACCGCCTTCTGTAGTGGTATGAACCTCAATCATTCCTAAATTAGTTAAAGTTGTATCTTCAATCATTTACCACTCCTTTGGCTCTACTGGATTTGTTTTATCATCGTGTCTGCCAATAAGTTGTGGCTCTACTGGCATTCTGTTTACTGTAAGCTCGCTCATTTTTTTTACAATCATTTTATCGCCATCCATTAAAGGCACCAATGGGTCTTTTAATCTATGATAGCCATATAATTTTTCACGGGTTTCTACATTTGTATCTAGCAAAGTAGAAGAGCTAGCAACGCCAACCTCCATACCTGCATGCATACATTTCGACAACCAAAACTCCACACAAGCCCTACCTGATTCTGCAAAATGTAAGTTGCCTTTGTAGGTAAAATCGACTCCATATATTTTCAATGACCCAACTTTATTCCATAAAGCAAATGCTATGGCATAAGCCACGGTGTTATTTAGATAACAACAATTCAAATCTCCAACAATTTCATCAATAGGATATAAAACCAAATTTTTTGCTCTTTCGTCAAGTTGACATGTGTAAATTGGTTTTTCTCCCTTTGTTAACATTCTTGTCATACCACTGGTTTGTCCACCTGCATCATCGCTGTCTAAAAACCTAGATGGTGGGTCCATCATAAAAGTTCTATCGTGATATATAACAGAGCCTACAGCATTAATGCCCCAAACCTCATCAAAGTTGTCTCCATGAGATGCTGCTAAATTATAGTCAAACCAACTGCGACCCAAGCCAACAATGGCTACAGTCTTGCCCTCAAGTTTTTTTATTCTCTTCATTTTTCTCCTCTCAAAAAGAAAATTAAGTTACATTAATTCTTAAAGAATCATACCTCATTTCATCTCTTGTATCTCTGCCTTCACCCAAGTTCTTGAGTCTAGCCAAGGCTTCTTTAAATTTAGATTCTAGTATGCCTATTTCTGCTTGTGGCAATTTTAAAAATATAGCACCCTCAACCAAACAACCGTATAGAAGCGTATCAGGAGCTTCGGTTGATAAATAAGTAGTACCGTCAGAGGCACCTGCTGTTAATGATGCAGGTCGTGATAAATAATGCAATTCAACGGTATAACTTTGATCGGGAACTGGAGAGACCTCAAAACTTGATTGGTCAAAAATAGAATAATACTTTGGCTTACCTGTAGTTGTTGCATTAGAAGAATACTCTTTAATAAAAGAATTATGCTTAAAATCTAAATAAGTATATTCATTGCTATCAATAACAGCCAACGAAAAACTACCGAGCCAGTCACTTGGTGTTGCTAAAAACCTGTTGCTCGCAGAAAGGTTGCCTTGAACATTTTTTCTTTGATCGGGTAGTTGAACTACTTTAAATATTCTTTCTTCAGCCTGTGTAATAAATGTATCTAGTTGACTTACGAAAGTTGTTTCGTCTGTTTCGAGATAATCTTGAACGGCTGTTTTTAATGTTGCTAATGTAAAACTCATGTGTTTATTACCGTAACTGTACCTAATTCAGATTCTAATGCATTAGGAACTGTAAGTGCTGTTCCTATTATACCCAAATCCCAGTTTGTATAAACTGTAAAGTTGCTAGGTACTACACTAGTATCAACTCTTGGATTGCGTAAAGCTTCAGGGTCAGCTAAGTTTCTTCTTGTTTCTAACTGTGGATGTTTAGGCTCATAGCATTCAGGACAGGTTCTATAACCATTCCATTCTTTTTTAAGCTCTTTTAAACCGTATCTAAATCCGCACCTGTCACAGATACCATACGCATTCTTTTCCGATGCGAATGCCATTATGCGTAATCGTAAGCCCTTGTATCAGGGGTTGCCCTAAATGATGCCCTATCCTCATCTTGACTTAAAGCTCTTTCAAACTCCTCTTCATAAAGTTGTTTTAACATGCCCGTTCTTTCAGGAGCTTTTTTAAGGGATAGATAGTAAGCCAATCCTGCACTCAGGCAAGGATAGAACCTAAAAGGCATTTGTACTGTATTTGTTGATGCATCTACATCATCCATACGCATAATTCTATTTACATACAAAACATCTGTTGAGTTTTCAGGAGCATTGTATAAATAAATTTTTGGTGTAATTTGTTTGTCTACAAAATATTGAGATGGTCTACCTTGTGCAGTTTTATCAGGAATAGCTGCATATTCACTTCTTGAGATTTGATTCATTTGCAAATCGCTTGGTGTGCCATTAGTTGTTCTTCTGATAAATGCATCTAACACATCAATTACAGCAGTTGGATTTGTTGCATCCAAATCATAAGATGTTGTGCCTTGTGTCAAAGCGATAGATGTTTGTGAGATAGTCCATTGAT